GAGTTAGTTCCAGCCTTAAACAAACAATTACAAGATCTACAATCACAGATTAGGGACTTAGCAATGCAAGGAGCTAGAAGGGAAAATCCTGAATTTGTCATGCAGATGAGCAGGTTAGAAGCAGAACAAAGAAAAGTTCTAGATCAATTACTAGATTTAAATAGAGCATCGGAGTTTGATATATTGGCTAAAGATATAAAAATTCCAGATCTTACAAATAGAGATGAGGTAGCACAATATATATCTGGGGAAAGATCCTATGTTGATATGAAAGATTTAAGAACTTTCGCCCCAACACCTTTAAACAAACAAGGAGATTATGTTGATGCAATAATAAAAGCAGTGATTAAAGATGCAGAAAATAGAGGTATTAATAGAATCACCATTATGCCTGCAGATATAGGTGCTAATCAAAGATGGAATAAAGATACAGAAGGTGCAAAAAGGAAATTTAGAAATCTTTATGATGGAGTTGGAATACAAACTTTAAAAAATATTGCAAAAAAATATGGTGGNACTGTTGAAGAAGAATTTATTCTTGATACCACTAAAGGTGAACTAGGATTAAGATTTTTAAACAAAGGTGTAGATGGTGAATTTCAAGTATTAAAAGAAACGGACATTGACCCAAGTGTAACAATCAGAAGAGAAGATTTAGGACCTACTAAACCACCAGAGGGACTGAATGCTTTTTTAAATGAAGAAATATTAAGAGTTGCAAAAGATTATGGGCCAAATGAGGTAGTGTTCAGGAGAGAAATTGCACCAGGTCAGACTATGGAATATTTTGTAAATGTAAAACAGGGTGATGTAATAGATCAAANGTTTGACCTTGTGCCTCTAGGTGATGCAGATAATGCTAGAGATGCTACAATAATTATAGAAGAGTATAATCCTCAAAGAGTAAAAATGAATGTGTTAGTTCTACCTGAGAGTAATAAAGACAAGCCGATGTACTTGTTTAAGAAAAAGAAAGGTGGAATTATGCCAGATGATAGGTTAGTTTCAATTACAGATATTTATGGTGATTATTAATGGCAGAAAAATTTGACAGCACTGCAGATGTGCCTTATTTGGCACGTGATGCAAAAACAATAGGACCTGGTGGTGGAGAGGATTTACAAGCAGAAGATTTAGGCACAGAGGTAGATTTAGTGCAAACAGATGAGTCTCCTGATGTAGAAATCATGGATGACGGAGGTGCCACTGTAGGTGAGGAAGAAAAACCACCTGTAGCTTTTTTAACAAACTTAGCAGAAGTTTTAGATGAGGCTTACTTACAATCTTTATCAAATGATTTATTAGAAAAATTTGAAAACGATAAAAGCTCTAGAGAAGAGTGGGAGCAAGGTTATACAAAAGGATTAGACCTTTTAGGTTTNAAATATGAAGANCGAACTAGACCTTTTAGAGGAGCATCTAGTGTCAATCACCCTATGTTAGCTCAAGCTGTTACACAGTTTCAAGCAATGGCTTATGTTGAGTTGCTTCCTAGTGACGGTCCCGTTAGAACGCAAGTTGTAGGTGCTAACTCAGAACAACTACAACAAGCAGCAGAGCGTGTGAAGGACTACATGAATTATGAGATTACTCATGTCATGGAGGACTACAATCCTGAGATGGACCAATTATTATTTCAATTACCACTATCAGGTAGTGCTTTTAAAAAAATATATTTTGATGAAGTGTTAGGTAGAGCTACGTCTAAGTTTATTCCTGCAGAAGATGTAATTGTACCTTACGGAGCATCTGACTTAGATAGCTGTGATCGAATTACTCAAATAGTAAAATTATCTTTTAATGATTTACGAAAAAAACAAGTTTCAGGTTTTTATAGAGATATAGACATAAACTCTTATGAAGGATATGAAGCCTCAGACATACAGGAAAAGAAAAACGAAATAGACGGCGAAAGACCAAACGACTACAGCTCTGACGATATGACTGAGCTTTTGGAGATGCATGTCGATTTAGACATAGAGGGCTTTGAAGATATTAATCCTAAAGATGGTCAGCCTTCTGGTATTAGACTACCTTACATAGTTACAATTGATAGAGGATCAAACAAGGTTTTATCTGTTTACAGAAACTATAATCAAGATGATTTATTAAGAAAAAAGAATGAATATTATGTGCACTATAAATTTTTACCTGGTCTAGGATTCTATGGCTTTGGTTTAGTTCACATGATTGGTGGTTTAACAAGAACTGCCACTACTGCACTAAGACAATTATTAGATGCTGGAACGCTCTCTAATTTACCAGCAGGTTTTAAATCTAGAGGTTTAAGAATACGAGATGACGATCAACCTTTGCAACCAGGTGAGTTTAGAGATGTAGATGCACCTAATGGTATTATCAGAGAAGCACTTATGCCATTACCTTACAAGGGTCCAGATCAAACATTATTTGGTTTACTTGGTTTTTGTGTAGATGCAGGTAAACAATTTGCTGCAGTTGCAGATATGCAATTATCAGAAATAGGTAGTTCACAAACCCCTGTTGGCACAACCATGGCTCTTATGGAAAGAGGAACAAAGGTTATGTCTGCTGTTCACAAAAGACTACACTATGCACAGAAAAAAGAATTTAATTTATTAGCTAAGATATTTAAACAAGTCTTGCCACCTATGTACCCTTACAACGTAGCTGGTGGTCCAAGACAAATTAAGATGTTGGACTTTGATGACAACATAGACATCTTACCTGTATCAGATCCAAATATTTTCTCTATGTCTCAACGAGTTACGTTGGCACAAAATCAATTACAATTAGCTCAGTCTAATCCACAAATGCATAACCTTTATGAGGCTTATCGTAGAATGTACATTGCCTTAGGTGTTAAAGATATTGAACAAGTTTTGCCTGTGCCTCAAGGACCACAGCCAAGAGATCCTGCACAAGAACACAGCACTGTTTTAATGGGACAACCATTACAAGCTTTTATGGAACAGAGTCATGATCTACATATTAAAACACATAGAACATTTATGTCTTCTGCTTTAGTAAAAACCAATCCAATGGCTGTCGTAAATTTAGTTTCACACATTAATCAACACGTTTCTATGTTGGCTACTCAGGTTGTAGATAAAGCTTTGATTGAAGAAGCAGAAAAATTACGTAAACAATTTGGCGATCAAATACCTCCACAAGAGATTCAAGCTCTACAAGCTAACAGACAAATGTTAATTGATGAGCAAATTATGAAAATTACAGAAACAATGGTTGCTGAAGAGGCAGAAGCAATGCAAGAACAAAATGTGGACCCTCTTGTTTTACTAAAACAACAAGAACTACAGCTTAGACAACAAGATTTAGAGCTAAAAGCACAGCAACAAGGAGAAACACAAGGTTTAAGAGAGAATCAATTTGAATATAAACAAGATTTAGACGCTATGAAGTTACAAAAAGACTACGATTTAGCTGATTTAAGAGCTAGAGTAGCGTTGGAAAGGCAAAATGCCACTAAACAAGAAGGGTAAAAAGATAAAAAAGGCTATGGCGAAGACATATGGCAAGAAAGAGGGTGCAAAAGTGTTCTACGCAAGTATAAACAAAGGCAAAATTAAGGGAGTTAAGAAAAAATGATGAATTTTTTAGTGGGCCCTATCGCAAATATGGTTACTGATGCGGTAAAAGGCTTCGTTGAGACAAAAAAAGCAAAAGCAGACCTTGCTTTGACTGAAATAAAGGCACAAAAGTCACTAAAAGAGCAGCAGATAGCTGGAAAAATTTCGTGGGAGGCTACTGCAGTTGATCAAATGAAGGGGAGCTGGAAAGACGAACTAATTTTAATATGCCTGTTGGTTCCAGCGGTGGCAGTCTTCATACCCGGATGGACACCACATATAAAAGCAGGTTTTGAAGCCTTACACTCACTCCCTGATTATTACAAGCATCTCTTATACATCGCCTGCAGTGCGAGCTTTGGCATCAAGGGAGCAAAAGGTGCTATGGGACTGATTACAAAAAAGAAATAATGAGTATATGTGATAAATGTGATTGCCCATGTCATTGCACACAATCTTGCAATTGGTGTGGCTGTGTAGGATGCACTTGTAAAGATGAAAAAACTGACGAAGACAGTTCCTCCTAAAAAAGGTCCACAATCACAAGGGTTGAAAATCCCACCTAAAAATATACAAATAGTTAAGACAAATAAAAAAGGCACTTAACTATGAAACAAACTTATTTCAAAATACCTGGGTGGTTCAATTACTCAGAGACTTACGATCATATCGTGGATTTAATACCAGATGATGGAAAGATTGTAGAGATAGGATCTTTTCTTGGCAGATCCACACATTACTTAGCTACATCTTTATTTAACGCAAATAAATTTGATGTAAAAATTTATTGTGTTGACACTTTCTCTGGCTCTTCTGAACACGCACCCCTTAAATTACCTAAAGATTTTTTACCCTTATTTAGAGATAACTTAAAATTTTTTATTGGTAGAGATATGGTCATACCATGTCAAGGCAGGTCTGATAGTAAAGAAATACTAGAAAAATTTAAAGATGGCACTATTGATTTTATTATGGTTGACGGCGCTCATGAGTATGAGGCAGTCATCGACGATATAGAAAATTGGTGGCCAAAACTTAAAGATGACGGTGTCATGTTTGGAGATGACTATGAATTAGAGGCTGTAAAACAAGCTGTATCTTTAACACTACCCAAAGTAAAAGCACCCTCATTTACTGTTAATCAAAGTAAAGAACAAACTTGGTACTCTGCAAAAGACGGTAATCAATTGAGATTAGAAAAAATGTGTCCTGGTCTTAACTGTTTAACATGAGCACCAGAGTATTATACGAGTATCAAAAACAATTAAAATTATATTCTCAACAACTTTTTGATGCGTTTACACAAGGGGTTGAAAATTTTGAAGAATATAAGTATATTCAAGGTAAATTACATATGTTAAACATATGCCAACAGGAGCTTTCTCGCCTGCTGGACGAAGAGGAGAAAATAGATGACTAAAACTTTATATGTGCCAGATCACATTATGGAAAAGTATAATAATCCTAATGAGGGTGTGAAGGCGGATAGAACAGAATTACAAAAATTACCAAAACCAGTCGGTTGGCGAATATTGGTATTACCCTTTAAAGCAAAACAACAAACAAAAGGTGGAGTTTTGCTCACAGATAAAACAATAGAGGATTCACAATTAACAGCATCAGTGGCTCTTGTATTAGACACTGGAGCAGACGCTTATAAAGATAAAGAAAAGTTTCCTAATGGGCCTTGGTGTAAACAAGGAGATTGGGTCGTGTTTGGCAGATACGCAGGATCAAGACTAAAGATTGAAGGAGGAGAGGTCAGGTTGCTTAATGATGATGAGATACTCGGAACTGTTGAAACACCTGAAGATGTATTAACAATTATTTAACATGGGAGGTAAACCATGCAAACAGAACTTAAAACTGTAAAAGATGAAAAGCTCGTAGATCTGGATGTGTCAGGCGAGGGAGCAGAAATCGAACTAGAAGACAAGTCTCACGGTGCGGTAAAACCCGATAAGTATGAAGAAGTAAAAACAGAAGAAAAAGATCCACTAAAACCAGATGTTGAAGTTGCTGATGAGCAGTCTGAGGAAATGGATCAATATTCAGACAAAGTAAAAAAACGAATTGATAAATTAACTTACAAAGTTAGAGAGGCCGAAAGAGAACGAGAAGCCGCTTTAGCATTTGCACAAAATGTACAAAAAGAGTTAACTGAAGCTAAATCAAAAGCTTATGACATAGACAAAGGGTATATGTCAGAAAGCGAAGTCAGAAATAAAATGGCTGCAGATCTAGCAAGGCAAACTCTTATTGCTGCAAGAGAAGCAGGTGATTATTCTAAAGAAGAAGAGGCAAGAGCCGCTCTGACAAAATTAGATTTAGAGTCAGAAAGAATAAGAGTTACAAAACAAAAAAAGGAGCAAGAGTATGAAAACTTCCAAAAGGAGTTGGAAACGCAACAGCAAACGTATCAACAACCCACTGCTCAAAGACCTCAGCCTTCACAGAAGGCTATTGAATGGGCTGAAAAAAATACTTGGTTTAA